GAAGATTCTCGACATCTTCGAGGGCACCCAGCAGATCCAGCAGCTGATCGTCGCACGCCGCCTGCTCGGAAAGTCGTCCGCCGAACTGAAATAGCAGTTCAGACGCTAGAAATGATTGTGCCTCCACCCCTCTCGCTCTCTTGAGCAAGAGGGGTGGACTCGTCTCCCTCGATGATACTTTCGCCGCCCGTCCCGACTCGGTCCCGGCTCAGCGCTTCATCAACCGCGGACCGAGTCCGCTCGTCCTCCCCCGGCCAAAGGTGGGCATAGACCTCAAGCGTGGTCTCCGCCTTCTCGTGGCCGAGTCGGACTTGGACCGTTTTCACCGAAGCCCCGGCATGAATCAGAGCGCTCGCGTAGAAGTGCCGGAGGCTGTGCCAGGTCACTTCGTCATCCAGCCCGCACCGATCACGCAATGCTTGGAACGATTTCCCTACCGTCGACGAAGACCACATACGCTGTTGCGCGGTGAGGAAAACGGGCATCGACCTGTCCGAATTTGGATTCTCCCGCAGCTCGTCGGACAGCGCCCCGATCGCAGCATCGGGCAGTGGGATAACTCTGCTCGCTGCAGCAGTCTTCAGTGGGGCCCAGAGGAACTCCGAAGTGCCGCTCTTCGACTGTTCTGTCACTGCAAGTTCGCGCCGAAGGAAATCCACAGACCGAATGCGAAGTCCTGCGATTTCGCCCGCACGCAATCCGGTCGCCGCTCCAACAATGATCATTCTCGCGAGCGTCTTCTGGGGGGCGATCCAGTTCCGCCCCGTCTGGACGCCGGCACTCGCAGTCTCAACGAGCTGCCAAATCTCATCAGCGTTTAGCAGTTCAGAGCGACTGATTGCGCGGTCGACCTTCCGCCTCTTGGCGATACCTTCGGTTGGCGACTTCAGAAGCAACCCGTCTGCAACGGCCATGTTGAAACACCCGGCAAGCTGACCTTGGAAGTTGCCCACCGTGTTCGGCGCAAGACCGGTACAGCCTTTGACCCAGGGTCTGCCGTTCCGGAGTGAGTGAACCCAAGTGCGGACATCACTCGGACGAACCTTGCCGATCGGTGTTCTTTCTAGTCTTCCGAGATTGCGACCAACCAGCTCGCGAACTTTCCGCGTGCCGTCCGTGGTGGCAGACATTTCCCAGGCCTGCCACAGTTGTCCAACCGTCGTGTCTTGATCGGCCGGATCAATCCACTCGCCTCGACGCAATTCACGTTCACGCTCTGCCGTCCAGGCCTTGGCTTGCTTCTCGAATTCGAAGGTCTTGCTGCGTTCAAGACCGTCCGATCCGACGTATCTAGCAACCCACCGGACCTTACCGCCCCGGATTCGCTTCTGAGGCTTCACGCATTGATCCTTTCTGTCAGCGAGTTACACAACGGCCCACATTTCCCCGGACCCAATGCCTTAGATCCCTTGCGCTGGTACAGATCACGCCAGACATGAACAAGTCGCGGCAGAACCTCCAGATGGTGCGCGATTGCTCCCGTATGGGGGCCGCACGCACGCTCGGCCGCGACAAACGCATCGCCCGAGATTAGGAGCCGGGCCGCATATTCGTCCGCCTGGCGTTCTTGCCTCGCACTCTCACCTTCATCTGGCGAGCACAGATGCCCGTGGTGAGCGTGTCCCAATTCGTGGCTGAGCGCTGTGTTCACCTCAGCCTGTGCCATTCCCGATCGCAAGACGATGCAGCGATGCGAGTGGTAGTACCGGGACGGTTCATCTCTAGGCAGATCGCCCTCGACAACGATGAGACCTGCAGTCGCTGCTGCCAAATAAAGATTGGTCACCTGTGGCAACTCCCGCCTGTCCGTAGTAGCTATGGCACGTAGTCGTGATCGGTGACGTCGTCACCGGGATCACGGTCGTCCTTCTTCATCGCTACGTACGGAAGGCCTTCAAGGTCGTCAAGCGACAAGGGTTGACTTCTTGAAGTCAACTCATGGACGTTGTCATCGAGAGGTTCTCGCGTCACAGACGCCATCCGCCTACCCATCTTCGCAGCGGCTTCGCGGAAATAGACGGGCTCGAGCCGCTTGGCCAACTCGATCGCCAATTCACCATCCGTTGCCGAACCGATCGGTTTTGCATCGTCGTCCTCGACATAGTCCATGACTTCCTTGACGGTCACGTAGTCGAGATCTGCGAGTGCCTGAATCGGGCTGGCCCCACACGCTCGCGCGATGGCAATGACATCTTCGGCGGGCATTCCGTCTTGCAGCCTGCGCGTCACCGTCGTGCGCGAGACGCCGAGAATGTCGGCAATCTCCTCAGCGGTGATGCGCCGCCTCGTGACCTCTTTGACCCAATCCCGTATGTCACCCATGGAACGACCATAGCGTCATTTTTGCTACACCTCAAGACTCACACCTGCATCAATGAACCACAGACGCATCAATATGCGACTTACATGCTTGCCATTAGGTCGAAAATGGATCATAGTTGGCTCATTCGCAAGCAAGGAGGTGCAAAATGGCCCAATTTCGAATCAGCTTGGATGAACTCGAACGCGTGAAGCGGCGCAATCGAATCACGTCACAAGTTGAGCTCGCTTCCGTCACTGGGGTGTCCCGGTCGACATGGAACCGAGCAATGCGTGACGGTGAGCCGTCACGTCAGATCCTCGAGGCGCTCGCCCATCTTGGAGCGGACCCGAGCAAGGTACTTGTTCTGGATGACCTTGGCAAAGAACGGGTTCCGGCATGAACGCGAGCCAAACTCACATGACGGTAAAGGCTATCGCCGAGCGATGGGACTGCCATGTCGGAGTCGTCTACCGCCAAATCGCCACCGGAAAGCTCGCTGCACTGCACATCGGACAAGGGAAACGTGTCCCTATCGCCGAGGTTGAGCGGTTCGAGCAAGAAAACACCACAGCTGCAACACGCTGACCCGACAAAAAAGCCGCCAGGTGTCCTACCACCCAGCGGCCAACCGATCACCCTCGAAAGGAATCTAATGCTGAATGATACGGCAACCCTCAGCTACGACGGAATCCCCATCGCAACCGTCGAGCGCGTGAAGCCCGCCATGAAGTCCGATCGCAACTACGGCGGTTACTTCCGATTCGAATACGTCGGCGGCGGAACGGATTCGGCATACGGTGACGAACTACATATCTACGGCGGCAAGCCATGAGCCAGCGCTTGGAAATGACCGAGGCTCAATTACGCGACCGCCTCCAGTACGCGACCACCGTCGTCATCATCGGCGTCAATCCTGACAATCCAACTGAGCGCCTCATGGACGTCGCCGAGCTTCCAGACGGTCGGCCGATCTGCAAGAACACGCAAGCCGTAATGCTGATCGATGCAGCGCAGGCACTCGCCGAGCGCCACGACTGCACCTAAAGCCCCGGTGGCGTCACCCAAGTAAGACCGTTACCCGGCCCAGATGACCGGAAGTCGGCGCCACCGGCTCAATCTCTCCTCTTCATTCCCCCAAGACAGGACCCATTGCGATGACGCATGTCCAAAACCCCCCAATCTTCGAAGAACTCTGGCGCAATCACGTTGCAGCCGAGATCCAGAATCACCCACAGCGTTACATCCTCGGCCAAGGCATCGACGCCGAAGCGAAGGCTCTTGCCGCCGGCGAACTCGCTCGACTCGATTTCGAAGAAGAGAGCGAAGCTGAACCTGTACTCGCCGAGTTCACGGCCGACGAAGTCGACAGGGTGGCCGGCGATATGCGGTCAGCTCTCTTGATTTGGATCACGTGCCTATCCCTTGCGGCATTCTTCGGCTTCGTCGCGTGGGCTGCAGTGGTGTCGGCATGAGCGATTCTCCGACCCTCCGCGACATGGCACTCGCACTCGATGACCACGCGATCGAGATGACTAAGGAAGGCGACCACGAGGAAGCTCTCGCTGCCGTCACGTTGGCCATGGCACTTGAAAGCCGCCACCGTCAGACTCTCGACGTCGGTTGGCCGAAGTCATGAGCGACCTCGACGCCGAGGGTGTCATCTTCGAGATCGTCGAAAACCTACCCAAGGTCGAAGGTTTCGGCTCCTGGACTCAAACGACGATGGACACCTTCGCCAACGCAAAGGCACTCGGCCTCGCTACCGCGTACATCGAGATCACTACTCCTGCTGGCGACGACGACATGATCCACCTCGTTGCCGACGAGGTCGCCACTCAGCTGCAGCACACTCCCGAGTTTGGCGCAGCAATGGATCACGCCTACGAAATGACCGATCACAAGAACGGGGGCTGAGATGAATCTCCTTGCAGCTAAGTCCAACCCCGGTGCACGCGTCATCTACACCAATCCATCAACTCGCGAGAAGGAATCCGGCGTCATCTCCCACTGCGACGAGAAGTACGCCTACGTCTACTACGGCGACCCGCCGATCATTCACCCAACTCACCCCGACAACCTCGAATTTGACAGGAGCCGTAGATGACTGGATATCAGCATCTCGACCTGGGCGTGGACCCATTCTCCGAAGACCGCCTTCCCGCCGATCCTGACCCCTTCCATGAGCACGACCCCCGCGACGATGCACCGGAGTGGCGACGATGAGCGAGCTCACGGACGGATTCAACCGCACCCAGATGTCTCGCGAAGGCAACAAGATCCGCATCGACTGCTTCATTGACGACCGGTTCGTCTACAGCGCACTGCATCCCATCCAGGATTTCTCCAACTCATTCACCGAGGTGATTGCATGACCGCACCAACCTTGATCGAACTCCCAGAACTGGAACAGGGCACGGACGAGTGGCACGACCAGCGCCGCGGCATCGTGACGGCATCGGTCGTCGGCAAGCTCGTGACCTCGAAGACGCTCAAGCCTGCAAGCAACGACGAGTCTCGTGGACTGACTCGACTTCTCACTGCCGAGCGCATCACCGGATGGACAGACCCGACGTTCGTCAGTGACGACATGATGCGCGGCATCGAGGACGAGCCGAAAGCTCGAGCCAAGTACGCCGAGCACTACAACGTGACGGTCCGCGAAACCGGCTTCATGATTCGCGACGACAACGGGGTCAAGATCGGATACTCGCCCGACGGCCTGGTCGGTGACGATGGACTGATCGAGGCCAAGTCGCGCCGGCAGAAGAAGCATCTTGAAACCATCCTGTCGGGCCACCCGCCGATCGAGAACATGGCCCAGATGCAGTGCGGTCTACTGGTTTCCGAGCGCAAGTGGTGCGACTACATCAGCTATTGCGGCGGCATGCCGATGTGGATCAGTCGCGTCTACCCGGACCAGCGATGGTTTGACGCCATTCTCGCCGCCGTCGACGCGTTCGAGGCGAGCTCGGCCGAAATGATCCGGCTCTACATGGAGTCGATCGCCGGATTCCCCATGACCGAGCGCACCTTCACGGAAATGGAGTTTGAGTGATGAATGTCGACCTCGTTGCAGCAGCAGCACCGCGGTCCGATCAGATCAACGCCGACGACCTCATCGGCGGACCGCAGATCGTCACCATTACCGAGGTGCGCAAGGGCAACAGTGAGCAGCCCGTCGAGATCGTCACCGCCGAGTTCGGACCAGGCAGGCCGTATCGACCAGGCAAGAGCATGATTCGCGTCCTCCTCGAAGTGTGGGGAAAGAAATCCGGAACGTACGTCGGCCGCAGACTCGTGATCTACCGCGACCCGGAAATCACGTTCGGCCCCAGCAAGGTTGGCGGAATCCGAATCAGCCACATGTCGAACCTCGACAAGCCCAAGTCCATTCCGCTCACGAAGACGCGAGGCAAGAAGGAGTTGTTCAAGGTAGAGCCACTACCTGACGCCCCGCCGACAATCACCAACGAGCAGGCGGCCGAGATCGCAGATGGAATCTCCCAGGCTTCCGACCGCGACGAACTCAATGCGATTGCCGGACAACTCAAGACGTTCGACCTCGCCAACCATCGCGACCCCCTCTTCGAGCTTTGGAAGGCCCGCCTTGCCGAGCTCGAGAACCCCCAGATCCAAGAACCCGGCGAATCCGCCACAACAGAAGGAGATTCACAGTGAGCGCTCAACCCCTGATCGAAGAGGCCCGCGTCAAGTTCACGGGCCTGTCCGCCGAATCGTTCGAGGAGAAGGAGATCGGCACCAAGGTCACGTTCACGATCGCCGGAACCGTCTCGGGTCACAGTCAGTCGCAGCAGTCCCACGAGGGTATGCGGCGTGTCCAGACGATCAAGGTTGACCGCGTGCTGACGGGTGTCGACCACGCGATTGACGACGTCGAAGAGGAGCAGCCGAGCCTCTACGACACGCCCAGCGAGTCGGAACCCGACGACGAAACCTCATCGAACGTATCGGATTTCACCGGCCCAACCTTCTCGTCTGACGACTAACCAAACCCGGCAGCAGATCTCGGGCCGCCGTCGTATTGGCGGCGGCCCGCTTATGAACAAGGAGTTGTCCACAATGACTGAAAGTCGGATCGAGAAGCTGACAAGGATCGGACAGGAGATGGCGGCAGCCGTCGCCGAGATGCGCGCCGATGCCGCTGACGTCACCAGCCAAAACCCTGAAACTGCAGCACTCGTCGAAGAGCTCTCCGTGACGTGCGATCGGTGGTCGCAATGGGAGGAGGTGGCCGCGGTCGCTCTCACACATCTCCAGTCCGCCGGCCGTCTCATCCCTGCCGGCGGTATGGCACTCACAGCCGAGGAGTGGGCAGACGTTCAAACGGTGTCGAACTGCGCAGTGCAGTACGGCAACATTGCGAGCCGGGGAGCCGCGTACAGGCTCGCTGTCCGCTTCCCGGCAACCGAACCCGCCGAGGATGGTTGGGGTGACGTGAACCCGAACGATCCACAGGGCCGCACGTACCGCGAGACCGCTGAGGAGTACTACTCCGCCCCTGCCGAACCCGCCGAGGAGGAGACGAAGGCGGATCCGTTCAAGGCGCTGCACGACGTGATCTCGTTCAGCAGCATGGACTTCGGGTCAGCAAGCGACGTCGCCTGGATGTACGGCATCGTCGTCGGCTGGGACAACGACGACCCCGACGAGGGCGAACACCCGCACGCCGCAATGTGGTCGATTGCCCAGCGTTTCAACTGGCCGCACCGGAAGGTGGAGGAGCTGAGGAACCTGCGTGCCGAGTGGGTGCGTCGAACCTCCTCGCCGGTTGTCCCTGCCCCCACCGAAACCGGACCGTGGCAGACATGGCAGGAAGCGCCGGAGGGTGTGCAGTACTACGGCATCAACGGATGGGGACCCACTTACTACGTGAACCGCGATGGTGTGCGGTACAGGGTTTTCGACGGCACGCCCTCCAAGACGGAGGATTACGTCGTGCAGAACTTCGCCCCATTCGTTGCGGCCGAGGAGGGGCGAGCATGAGCGAGCAACTGGACATGTTCGATACCCGTGACTATGACGCCGAAGCTGAAGCGAAAGCGGCATGGAAGTCTCGCATGATCCCAGCCGAATGGGTCGCACCCGAGGATTGCATGGCCGGGCCTGCCGGCACTGTCGTCCAAGGATGGAAGTGCCCAGCCTGCGGGAAGATTGAGATCAACGGATTCGTCTTGTCAATCAATCACGGCATCGATCCGGACATACCTGGCCGCGAAGACCTCCTCGATCACTGCATCAGCATGGACCTTCGGAGGGTGTCGTGAGTGGGGTGGATGTTGAGCACACGAAAGCGCAACTGGCGGATGTGCGTGTGGTTCTTGCGCCGAGCCGTGTAAGCCTTGCGGTCCCGACGGCAAGTCCGATGGACGCTGCACGGCAGGCGCTCAACATCGCCACCGCCCTGGTTGCAGCTGTCGAGCGAGTCCAAGCACTGCACACGCCCGACGACAGTTTCTGTACGGAATGCCACCAGATCTACCCCTGCGACACCCGCCGAGCATTGGAGGCACCATGAATAATCGTCCAGTTGTATCCACCACCGCCACAATGAATGTCAGCCGACTAACGCTCGACGTGTTGGAACAGTTCGTTAACGCGACACGGGATTGGCCTCGGGATGCGGTCGTGAAAATCACTCAGACTTCACACCGGAACGAATCGAACACATGCATCACGGCCACACTCGACGGTGCGTCGTGACCGCGCCTGATCCGGGGTTGACCGACAAACGCTGCCCCGTCTGCTGGCGACCCATTCCCGTTGCGGATGACTGGCGATTCGCACGCCACCGCGACAAGGCCGGCAATTCCTGCCCGATGTCCAAGCGCTACGTCGAGCGCGCCGAACGAGATGCACCTGAACCGCTCCCAGGAAAGGAGATCGCAAATCATGGCCAGCGAATTCACGCGGATGAACCGAGACATTTGGTCCAGTGACGAGTTTCTCGACCTATCCGCGTCCGCGCAGCACCTCTACTTCGTACTGTGGACGCACCCGAATCTGAGCTTCTGTGGATCGGTCGAATGGCACCCCGGCAAGCTCTCAACCCGCGCGTCCGACCTCACTCCGGAACTCGTGATCGAAGCCGGAATGGAGCTCGCGAGGAACCTTTTCATCGTCGTCGATCCGGAGACCGAGGAAGTCCTCGTGCGGTCGTGGATCAAGCACGACGGACTATGCAGGCAGCCGAACATGGCCGTCGCAATGTCAAAGGACCGGGCGAATCTATCCTCCCGAAGTCTGCGTGGCGTAGTGGTTCACGAGGTCTCAAAGTTGCGCATCGCCGAGCCGGATCTGTCAGCTTGGAAGCGGGATCAAGTCGTCAATCTGTTGGGCCAGAACGCCATTGATCCAGCCGGATTGTTGGCCTCGAACCCCTGGCTGAAGGGTTCCGTTAACCCCTCGCGAAACCCTTCCGTAAAGGGTTCGTTTAACCCTTCCGGAAACCCCTCGGGAAACCCTAAACCGAAGGGTCCCGTTAACCCCGGCCGAACTACTACTACTGCTACAGCTACTCAAACTCCAACTACAAAAGAAGAAGAAAGTAGTTACGTAAGTACGGAAGGTTACGACGCGAGCGCAATCGAACCCCCACCCCGCTACTGCCCTCAGCACATTGACGAACCGACGACGAGCCCGTGCCATGCCTGCGGCGAAGCACGGCGCGCTCGCGAAGTCTGGGACCGCAACGAAGCCCACGCCGTCAAGCTCGCTCAGTCGTCCGAAGCCAAGCGCCGGGCCAAGTTCATCCAGGACGCGATCGACGAGTGCGAACTGTGCGACGAGCGCGGCTACTTCGGCACGACCGTCTGCGAGCACAACCCCGAGCGGGTCGAGATCAACCGCCGAGGCAAGGCGCGCGTGGATGCCGCTCTCGCCGAGGCCGCGAAACGAAGGGCTGACGATGCGTAACTTCGACGAACTGATCACCCGCGACGAATCGCTCGCCGTGATCTGCACGCACTGCGGCGCCAAGGCCGGCGAGGTGTGCACGACCAAGGATCGCTACGGCAACTCCCATCCGCTGCAGAACTTCCCGGCCCACCCTGCACGCAACCAGCGAGCCGAGCGTCAGAAGCGACTGCGCCAGCTCGACGCCGAACGCGAGGCTCAGCGATGACCACCGTCGTCGGGCTGGACCCGAGCCTCACAGCCGCCGGAATCGCGATTCTGGGCTCTCCTGGCACCACGGACACCCCGAACGTCCCGAAACTCGCCACCGTTGGCGTAAGTGGCTCGGAATCGGCCAACCTTGCCGAGCGGAGCACCCGCATTGGCGACCAGTTCGAGCGAATCATCCGCTCGATGCCCCCGAGCGTCCGTCTCGTCGTCATCGAACAGCTGCCGTTCACCGCGCCGAAATTCGCCGCGAAGTACCAAGAGCGATGCGCGCTCTACTACCGCGTGACCGAGTTCCTGGCGCGTCGCAAGATCCCGGTCGTCGAAGTGGGCGCGACGACGCTCAAGAAGTACGCAACGGGCGACGGCAGGGCTGACAAGCGTGAGGTCGTCAACGCCATGCGCGATCTATGGCCGCACGCGAAGGTCCGCAACGACAACGAGGCTGACGCATTGGCGCTCGCGACGATGGGTGCAATGCGTCTCGGCTGGCACGAACCCGAAATGGTGCATCACTTTTCGCCGAATGTGAACTGGACAGGACTGAACCGATGACCGACATCATCGACGAGATCGACGCGCTGGTCGACGAACAGCTAAGCGGCTACCACGACCGAAGTGGCTACGACTACAACGTGAATCAGCAGAAGTGCTGGCACTGCGGACGAGAGTGGCATGGTCTGCAGATCACTACACGCATGGAGGGGATGCGCCGAGTTCGGTGGTACGACGAGAACTATCGATATGCGGAGGACGACAGCCAGATCCTCTGCCCTGGATCTCATTTCATTGGTCCGTGGGCAACGAAAAGCCAGCTCGCTTGGATTCGGAGCAACAACGAAAAGACTCTGAAGCTCCAAACTGATCTGACTCTCCGCAAGGTGTTTCCCGCCGCGACCGTGTATGACCCAGTTCCAGATATGCCCGTCCTTGAGCCCTGGCTGCACGACCATGCAGTCGCCGAAGTCTCGCCGCCGTCGATGGGCGCCTTTCGGGAGCGGTACTGGTTGGGCGTGGGCGGACGAATCCAGGACGGTGTTCTCACGAGGGCGATAGAGCGCACAGAGGCCAGGCAAGAGGGCGTGTTCGCGCCGAACACCTACGGCGGTCTGCAAGAGCCTGACTACATGGGTGCGATCGGTCGAATTCTCGACGAGGGCAGGCCGTACAGGTACGGCGAAGACTTCTCGTTTGCAGATCAGACGATTCCACCCGAGATGCAGTTCCCGCGAGAATGGCCCGGCTTTGCAGGCGCACTCCGACGCATCCTTGCGAGCCCGAATCCTTTCCTTGCCACAGAGGCTCAACATGGGCAACAGGCCGAACCCGACACCCGCACACCACAAGAGCGCGCACTTCCTCGGCCGAGTTCGACACCGCCGATGTGGGCAGTCGACGCCGGCCGACAGCGCAGGACTAGCACTAATTCACGACGGAGGCACCGATGAGACGCGTAATCAGCATTCTCGACGCCGAAGCCTCTGCGGGCTCGTCTGCCGCGGTCCCAGCGTATGAACTGGCTTGCGGGAGTCTCAAGCCGATAGCGGCCCCAGACCTCGACGCAGCGCTACGGACGCTCTTCAGCCAAAGGCCTCAAAGCAACTCCATCCCAGTCCTTTGGAAGGCGAGACGGCTTTACCGCCTCAACCTCCTGTCCTCCCTTGTACATCTTCATGCCGAGATCACCCGAATACATGGCGTATTGGATCTGCGCTTCCAGCCATGCGCAACTTTTGATCGCGTCATCCAGCTGGGAGCGAGTAATCGTTGTCCAATTCACTTCGGGTTCCGACGCGCTCGTCAGGATGGTGGGAGTGATTCGCACTTCATCCTTGGAAACAGCTTCGACCCGGGCAGCGTGCGCCGACTGATCGCGCAGTTTCTTCACGTCCGCGTAGATGGTGCTGAAGCAGCTCAAATCAGCCTCGCTGGAAATGTCAGAGGCTATCTTCTGGACGAGTTTGGGGCGTTCGCTATCTCGGATACGACTGACGGCGCCGTCCCAGAAGAAGGTAGCGGCATTGGGAATGCGCTTTTCCAGGAAGCGCGTTGCCAGGTGCTCGTCGATGTAGTTCTGGATATGGGCGAATGCACCGAGGAATCGAAACAAGAGGGCATGGATGTCGTCACCCTGGCCGCCAATCGGAATTGTCATGGCCGACACAGTATCCGCTTCGTCCTAGTCCGCACCGCCTCGGGAAGGAACCGATGAACGTCGATTGCGCCAATTGTGGCCGAGCCGTCACTGACGGGCTCGAATTATGCACGCCCTGCGTCAATTCACTGCTGCAGGAGTTGCGCGCAGTGCCGGGCCTCGTGTCCGACATGACGATCACCCGCGCACGACTCGACCGGATGAGTAGCGGCCTTGTTCGCGGCAAGAGCGCAGAGACTGCACTACCGATCAGACTCGATCAGTACGACAATCGGCCAACGCAATTTCCGCTCGACAATCTGACGAACGAGGTTGTTACCTGGTCCAGGCTCGCTGCCGAAGAGCTTGGGCAAGCGGAGGAATTCAACGCGGCGATCTTGGGAGCCGGACTGCGGCAGATGGTCCACAATCAGCGACATCGTCGTCGCGATCCGGCTTGGTTGTCGACCGAGACCGCCGTCGACGCCGAGATGGCTGCGATCTGGCTGGCCGACTATGCCGAAGGGGTGCAGAAGTTGCCGGCCATTGTCGAGATGCATGACGCAATCACCAGCGCGATTGCCCGCTGCCGCAAAGCGATCGACCGACTTCCCGAGTTGTCGTACAAGGGGCCGTGTCCACATGTGGGTTACGACGAGGAGCGGCAGCCATTCACCTGCTCGGCCGACCTGTACGTCGAACGCGGAGAGGATTACGTGAGCTGCCCGCGCTGCTGGACGCATCACCGGGTGAGGGATCTCGAAACGGCCATGATTCAAACCGTGAACGATCAGCTGTTCACGCTCGCCGAGATTGAGCGACTACTACGCGAACTCAATGAGCCGATCCCAATCGGAACGATGTATTCGTGGCATTCACGCAACGTGATCGAGCCGCGGGCATGGCGTCAGGCAGACGGCACGCATTCGAACTTTTGGATGCGGCGATCTGACCCGCCGCTGTTCCGGCTGGGGGATATTCGAGATGCTCGAGTTAATGCGGCTTCCATGTAGTGACGTCGGCGATCGGTCGTCGGTCGCAGTGGCTACGATGACCGATCACCCACGAGAGGGATGCGATGAACGACTTGCCCGTGCTTCTAGCTCAGGACGTACCCGAATCTCCACTGATGCCGGAGCCTTCTGCCACCATCCCAATTTCGAATGTTCCGCAGATTGTGATCGAGAACCTCCCTCCTACATCGTCGGGTCTCTCTCAGCCCTGGGCAACCGTTATTGCCGGACTTCTTGCGATCGCAGCAGCGACAATTGCCTACTTCGGCATTCGGCACCAGGCGAAACAACATATTCGTGCGACAAAAGCGCTGCTGCGGCAGCAGGGGACTGCGATGATCCGCCAGGAAAAGCAAGCCCAACGTGCAATAGACGCCCAACGTGGACTTCACGACGACGCACAACGAAGACAACAGCGACAGCATGACCAATCGCTTCGTGCGCAGAGGAAGGTAATTGAGATCGAAATCGGATCGGCGGAACGAAAGCAGAACCAGAGCGATCGACTTGATGCACTTATGGACGCGAGTGCAGGCCTGAACGATGCACTGAATGCGTGCCTGACTGTGGCAGCATTCGAGCCAGGAGAAGCCGACGATGACGATCTGCGCGAACTCGCTCGATGCCTGGATCGCTGCTATCTAATCGAGCTGAAACTTCATCTCATTGGAGCGACTCGCGCATCGGCTTCAATTCGAGATGCTATCGCTATCTATCGCCGACTGTTCACATACGATCAACCCAGTCGAAAACAGATCGTTGATGGTTACGAATCGACCCGCGAGTCGTTCCGAACGGAGTTCGAATCGCCTGAACTCCCATCGGAGTCACGACTCATGATCGATGAAAGTTGAAACGTTCCTACCAGCATGCAAGGATGATCCGCAGTGCCACAGGTGTATCTACCCCCTGACTAAGCTATCAACATCACGTATTTCAGAATCACCCCCTGACCGCAATCGGGGGGTGTTTTCGTTGAGTCACCTGAACCACCCAGCCCTGTTGTAGAGTGCCGCCCCTCGCCGGTTGCGCGCTCCGGGGCTGGGTGCACACAGACCCCGCCCCGGTGTAAGACACCGCCCCGTCTCGCGAACCCCGGGGAGCACGGAATCCAAGCACGCACCATGGCCGTTGTCGACGGCTCGCGCGCTGCCTGGGTGGGTCACAACTGAATAGGGATTCTCTGTAGCTCCAAGGTGGTAGAGCACGTCACCTGGTGGCGAGGATGCTGGTTCGAGTCCAGCCAGGGAAACAAAGGGGTGAACAAAGGGGTGGATGACATGCGTCAACCCAAGGGTCTGCCGTTCTGCTGTGGATGGTGGTCGCCATGGTGCTGGATCGATGAGGCACTGCATCGGCTACGCATCCCGATCGAGTGGGTCTGTACCCGACATGACGACGCGATCACCGAGCAATGGGTGGATGGCGATGAGTGAGACCAGAGGGTTCTTCTGGGTTGTGGTCCAACTACTTCGGATGTGGCTGCCACCTATGAACATTGGGCCTTGGCCTGGTGATAGGCACAGGGACTGCGGACAGCCCAGATCGGAGCCGTAACCGTCATGGCATGGACCAATGGAGGCGCAACGCGCACCACCACCAAGGAGCACCGCCGCTGGGCCAAGGCCGTACTGCGACGCGATGGGTACCGATGCGTCGACTGCGGCTACCAGGGCACTGCCGGCAAGGGCGATGTCAACGCCGACCACCAGACCCCCGTCGCATTCGGTGGCAAAACGACCCTCGACAACGGCGCCACTAGATGCGTGCCCTGCCACAAGAAGAAGACGGGCCGTGAAGCGGCCGAAGGGCGTCGTCGAAAGCGTCAGCGGCCTGCTCAGCGCCACCCCGGCGTCCCTGTCGACTGACCACCCTCTGACCTGCCTAGATGGACCGGGGGTACCCCCTCCCCCCTCGTCAAGGGGCCACGGAGGGCATAGGGCCTCAGCCACAGTGTGAAATGCCAGAACTTCCAGCGAAGTTCAGATTCACACCGGTCCGGATTCTGGGCTCGGGGCCAGCGCGGGTTGATCGTTGGGCGTCCGTATCCACCGAGCCCCTGCGACATCTGTGAACACCATCCCAACACGGCTGCGGGCTTGGCTCTCGTCGGCAGGATCGCACCAAAACCACCAGCTGATAACCTCACCGGGTTTGACCGGCCTAATGGTTCGATCCTGCGACACCTGCGTAGGGTGCATCGGATTCTTTGTGATGAGGCGATCTTCGAAATCCGCTGGCACGAATACTTCGACATCGAGCAGCGGAAGTGTCGACGGCCATCGTAAGCTCCCCACTGGCGGCCATTTATGGCGCATTTTGTGGCCATGGTTTCTCCCCGCGTACGGCCAGATAGTTCCCCACCTGCTGTGAGTCAGATTCGGTCCC